CAAATTCGTTTTTAGATAACATTGCTGGAACGTCATCTGCCTTTTCTTTTACACCAATTGGCACAAAACCGCCAGTCTTTCTGTAATCTAATTCTTTAACTCCTTCAGAGTTCATTCTTACAGGTATACCCATTACACCACCTTTATCTGCCATAGTTCTATCCATCATTATACCTTTGGGTGCATTTCTTTTTTTACTAAAAGGTCCTCCTAATTTATCTTTCAACATTATCTCTAATTCTATAAGTTCATCAGGTGTTAATTCTTTAACTGGTTTACCAAACATTAATTCGGAATAACCCTCTTTTATGGCATCTAAGTCAGCCATCATTTTGTTTGGTAATACTGGTCCTATTGGTTTTGGTTTAAAAGGATTTACAGGTGCTGTAGGATCTGGTGGTAATTCATTGCCACCTAGTGCATATCCTATTCTACCACCATCACGAACATTGTATCTTGCAACAAATGCATCTCTTTGTGCATCAGTCATAGTTGAATACTCTTTATCAAATTTAAAATAGTTATCCATATAATTTCTCATTTGTGTTCCTACTGCTTTTTTTCTTGCAGCTAAGTAATCTTCTATACTCTCACCTTCTTCTTGTGGTCTAAACTCTCCTTGAAAATAACTAGCTAATAAAGAAGCTCCAGCTGTAATACCACCCACTGTTACTGCTTGCAATACTTTGTCTGGAAGTCTGTCTAAGACAGGCACTGTTTTTGTAATTTTATCAGCAATTGTTTGCATAAATCTAGGCCCTACTCTTTTTTTTGTTGGAACATCTCCTATTAATTCCATTTCTGATCCTTCAATTCTTGGTTTAAAAAACTTACCTAAACCTGTATCTGTTCCAAATGGTGATGTAAATCTATCTCCTGGTGTTCCTAAAAAACTTTTTTGAAGCCCTGCACCACCTAACATTCTAAGACCTTGTCCTCCAGCATAAGTTAATGCCCCTTGTTTAAGAGCATCACTAATACTACCTCTTTGATCAAATCTTCCAACACCTCTCATTATTGCTGCTGCTCCTGGATTGAAAGGTGCAACAAAAGGTGCAGCTTTAACTGCAATATCTGCTATTTCATTTGGTATTATTTTTCTAACAAAGTCTTTTAAGTCACTACCAATACCATATTTTTTACGAATAGTTTTGACGGTCATTACACCACCATTATTACGTAACTGTCTTTGCATTTGAGCTCTTGTTATCATATGTTTATTAAATTAAATTTTTAAGGCAGGAATTTCACCTGGGTTTGTCAACTTACTAGGTTTTTCCTAGTAAATCAAGACTATGTTGTTACTTCTCTAGGTTTAATCTCTAGAGCAGAAAGCACCACATGTAGTCTATTTGCGGTTGCTGCTGTTACCTTTAATACTTCACTTTCCTCTAAAACTAAAGGATTTGTTAGTAATTCTGTTGTTGCATTTGCTGATATAGATTTAGTCTTAAATAGGCTAAATACATTATCGCTAGTATCTGTAATTGTTACCGTTATAGTATCAGCGTTACCAGAGTCCTCGGACACTAATATAGACTTAACCACACTCGTTGTAGCTGTGGGTACAGTGTATAATGTCGTAGCACTCGTTGATGTTAAATCAGCTTTTTTATTTACAAAAGAATTTGCCATTATGCTAAGAAAAAATTAAACGCTTCAACTTCATCTTTTACATCTTGTTGAAACGTTGTATTAAGTTTTTGTATTACACTATCAACATCTCTAACAAATGATTGTTGAATCTGTTGATCGTATTCTTTATTAGGTTGTGTTAATGCTTGTACAATTCTAGCCATTATCTTCTTCCATCCGGTTGATAGTCTATTCTAAATGTGCCTAATTTCCAAAATTGACTTGTGCTTGTATTAGCTATTTTTAAAGATATAGATCTTGCTCTAGCACGTGTATCTATTTTCTGTGTACCACTCGTAATAGTAAATGGTCCTAATGTAGAGCTAGCTTGTGTATCATTTGGAAAATCTCTTAAATTTAAAGTTACTACTGCATCTCCTGTTTGAGATAAAAAGTCTGGTATTACTCTTCTTATTTTCATCATAAACTCACCATCGCCAGCTAATCCTTGTTGACCTATATCAAAGTCTCCTGATTCTATGTTAGCAGCAATAGCTGTAGTTGCACCTTCTTTAACTTGGTTTAATCCTGTTTCATGTTCGTAATATGTAGATGTACCGTCAGTGTTTCCGTGAACATAGTTAACATCTGTGTCTGCTGTTTCTCCGTCTTCATCATACTCTGTTGCGTGAGGTTTACCAAATACAGCAGAATCTTGCCACGATGTTCGAGCTAATGTTCCTGTAGTCCATACAGGTCTTTGAGGAGTTGAGTCTAAGTAATTATAAGTTACTACTCTGTTTACAGTTCCTGATCCTGAGTTAGGATAGAACCACATTACTTCACCAAACAAATTATTTAACCCGGCATTAATATGTTGTTTTGGCGTTGTATTAATATCATCAAATACGTGGTCTTCAACTAAACACGGCAATGATTCTAATTTACCTGTATATCTAAAGAAACCATTTTCAGACATCCAATAAGCTGTACCATCAACTTCAACCGCTGCGTTCTGTCCAATTAATCCACAGTTCGTACCAACTTGTTGAAATGAGAAAGTAAATGGTGGACCAACAAATCTCATAATAAATAATGCTGTATCTGTCCAAACGTAAATTGCATCTCGACCTCTAATACATCCTACAATTTTTGATCCATCTGCAAGTCTCTGTGTGCCTGCTGTATTCGTTGCTGATGGTGCATAAGTGTTAATATCTTCTTGAGAAGAGAATCTTATAAACATAGGATCTTGTGTAGATTTAGTTCCAATCGTTGTTTCTGTGCCAAAAAATATTAAGTGTCTATCTGGTGTAGATACTAAAGAGAGTGCAGAAGCTGTTGGTGCACCTGACACAATCGTTGCTCTTGTGTTGTTAGCTCCTGTAGGATTAGAGTCCCACTCAAACGTTTCACCACCATTAATAGTTGCAATAAGTTTATTACCAAAATTATCTAATGACCATAATCCTGGTGCTGTTACCACGTCGCCTGACGCTGCAGCATTCCACGCAAAGAAATTAGATGCATCAGTCACTGTGGCTCCTGATGAGTGTGTTGCTGCTGTGGTTCCTGAAGCTCCTCTTGTCAAACCAGATAAAGTTCCACCACTGTTAGTTGTGTAAGTAATAAGTTCATTATCAATCAACACAGTTCCTGAAGATGGAAAAGAAGTTGAACTAGCCATTGTTAAACTTGTAACGGATGCATTAATACTTGATGATAGTGTTGATGTAAATTGTCCTGTTTTAAAACCACTCCAAGGTCCTAATCCCCAACCTGTTGATGCAACCTCTACAGCTGGACCAACTGGATAATAATGTCTAACTCTAATACCACCTGATGTAGTGGCACCACTGCCTGATTCATTTGATCCAACGTTAATAGTTAAAGTTGTATCTGTTGGCACTGTGGTCACCATAAATTTATTATCGTCAAAGTTAGCTGATGTAAAACCAGAGTTTGTAATAGAACTAAAATTATCTAATAAAATAATATCGAATTGATTAATATTATGTGCTGATGCAAATGTTAATGTTACAACTGCTGATCCGTTAGTTGTAGAAAAAGCACTAGTTAATGTTGTTGTAGATTTAAGTGGATGTATGTCATAAAATATACCACCTGAGTATGCGTATAAAATTCTGTTTGTTCCAAGCACAGCATACTTAATACCTGACGTATTGATAAAATGATGAATAGCTGTATTACGACCCGTTACTGCAACCGAACCTAATTGAGACCAACCACCAATTTTTTCAGGTGTGCCATATCTAAATCTAACATTATCTCCGTTAACCCATTGGCTCTCGCCTCCAGTAGCAGTGACTTGTTTATTGAATCCAGGTGCAAATTTAACTTTTTGTAACATAGGTTAATTAGATTATATTAGATTGCGTTGGGAATCAACGAGTTTTGGGTATACCCAATAATGGTCTTTTATCATATAAATTAGACTTTGCAAAGGGTCCATTTGCATGATTATAATGTAAAAATACTTGACCACATAACTTACCTTGAAACGGTTCTCTCCAGTGTTCTAATTCACAGCCAGAATATATAAGCATATCGCCAGGTTTTAAATCTACTTTATTTCCTTTAGGAGCATTTGGTTTCATTATACCTTTATATTCATCTATGACGTTGTTAGACCCTGTGGGATCAATATAGATAGGCCATGGATCACCACCTAAATTAAGTGTTGTTGATATCTCGCAACTAGGTCTATCTTTATGTCTATTTAATATATTACCTGTTTTATATAATCTTGTGTATGAGTAAGTAGGTATTAAATTTAAACCTGTTTTAGCTTTCATCATAGGTATAGTTTTAACAAGTAATGTTTCCATCAATCGGTCTGCATATTTTGCATAAGAATTTGGAACTTGCCTATCTTTAAAATTACCTATTAAAAAATTACCTTCGTGTGTTGCTTGATTAGCAAGTAACCAATAATCTGCTTCTGCAGATATTCTTAAATAAGTAAAAGCTATATCTGCTAGTTCTTTTGATATAGCTCCTCTAATAACTTGATATTTGTTTTTTTTAAAACTCATATTTGTATAAAGTTATATGACACAGATATACGCCAGTTCTTTTCACCTTTTTCTGTATTCATGTTTATGTCCACACCATGAGGTTGCCATGATGGAAAAAATACCATTCTACCTTCTACTGCTTCATAAGCAATAACACGCCATAAGGCTTTAGGTAGATTATCTATTCTTCTTGGCATGTAATTATTAGGTCCTGGTCTAGGGTCTTCTAAAAACAACTTACCAGAATTTTTAGGTACTTTAATATAATATACACCTGACCACATAGCGTTAGGATGTGTATGTGTTTTATTATAAGAATAAGTTGGACTTACATTAGCCCACATATTACCTAAACCTAATTTAGGTTTAATACCATAATCTTTATTACATTCTTCAGCCATCTTAAATAACTCTGATATTAAAGGATCATATTCTTTTCTATTATTCATATCTGTTGAACTATGCCAACCAAACCCAGAATTAGTTTTAAATTCTCCAGTAGGTTTGCCTTTTTTAATATCGCTTTTGTACCAAGCTTTTATGTGTTTAAATAAATATTTATTAAGTTCTTTTGCGTTAGGTAGATCTTTCCAATAAATAGGAGTAGGAAATAATATATCTCGATTCATTTAAAAGGCTGGCCTCCAAACCACATAACCAAAGACCTCCTTACACCTTTTTTAACTGGAGCTACTCTATGTCTTAAGAATGATGCAAAGAATATAGCTTGTCCTTGTTTTAAATTATTTATTTTATGTTTTTCTGTAAATTCTAATTCACCACCTGTAAACGTAGATGGATCAGATAATAAACACGTCATAGATATTTTTCTAACTGGTGGTTCGTGTTGACCGTTAACATCTAAATCCATATGCCAATCATAAAATCCACCTTTAGGATATTCTGTAAACTGTGCAGGTTCTGTTATATGTACATTTTCAAAACCAAAATGATTTAAGTTTACTAATGATAATTGATGTTCTACTTTTTTATACATTTCTGGTAATTTTTTAAAAGGTATCCAAGATATTGTTGTTGTTCTTTTCTTCTTATCAACACCACCGCCTGGTTTATTCATACCTACTTGTGCTACTTGTGGTTTTTCTGAGTGACCTGCATTTATAATATCTTGACATTGTTGTGGAGTAAACAAAGGTTCTGTTGTGGTAGCCATGTAAGATTGCCATCTTGGCATTTTTATAATCATTCTAATTGTCCTCCAGCTGTTCTTGATGATACCGGATTATAATCAACATCAACATTACAAACTAAAGTTCTACGTTTTTCTTTAGTATTATTATAAGGGTAAACACAGTGTCTCATGTCGTAAGGAAAAACATAAAAGTCTCCTATTTTA